TAAAATGAGTGCAATCAGGGTTAATATTAAGACATTTATCCCCTTCTTTTAATTCATTAGCATCTAAGTTAGTTTTCTCAAGTAATTCGTTATATCTCTTTGAGAACCTGGTCATCTTATATATTTATCAAATTTTAAAAATATCTTGTTTGGGGTACTGTAATTTCTTTTTTATCCATTTAACTTTTTCTTTATTTCCTTTACCTGCTTCTGTTTCGTCACAAAATTCTCTTGGACTAAAAGAGCCTAAACATTCTCCAGCCCAGCAAGGATGAAATATCCAATCACTATTATGATTAAAATAATTAGATTCATATAACTCAACTATTCTTTCATATAAATAAGGTGCTTTTCTAAATTCGTTATGAATAGCATTTTGTTCCCAGTTTCTTTTATCAAACCAATATGTACTTTCTGGGTTGTTTATTACATTATCAATAAATTGAATAGTAAAATCAGTTCTTTCCAAATACATTACACCGGTATTGGTATGGTGTAATTTTTTTGCTTTACCAATACCATCACAACATATATGGATACTTTTATCTTCCTTTTTTAAGTCGGTTATATTTTTTTCCTTATCAATAACTAAAGCATCCCCATCTATTAACAATATTTCATCATACCCTTCTTTGAACAAATGTTGAATTGAATACATTTTAAGCCAAGCAGGGGCTCTTGTTATATCAAAGTAATTTTTATGTAAAATATATTCGAAACCTATTTTAGAAGCATACTCAGCATTATGAGGGCTGGTGAGATTTATTAATTCTTCGTAATTATTACAAACTGATTGTAAAACTGCTTTTTTATTCGACATCTATATTCCTAGATAGTTTGATTTTTTGATAACCATAAGGCAACTCAAAATCATGAACATCTGTCAACTTTATAAATGAGTTAATTGCACTACACATAGCGTTACCTTCTACTCTTACGTTATTTGGTTTAACAACTATAGGTGTAATGTTTTTATCTTTAAATCCTAGCTGTTCTACATATGTAAACTCTTTTGCTTGATCTTGTTGAGTTACACCATCAGGTAATTTAAATGACTCTTGTTCAATTTCTCCTTTTTCGTCCCAATCAAACTCTTTAAAATCGTTCATATCTTGATAAACGTACATTATTTGGAACTTGTCGTTATTATAAAGTTTCTTTATAGAATCGGAAACTTTAGAGAGTTGTTCTAAATCATGACTAACAGGGTGAGCATCATATTGAGCGCCATGGTCAGGGTATTTGGACCAATACCAAAGATACTTATGACGTACGAAAAGTAATCTGCGTTTATTCTCCTTAAGAAGCTTAACTAATCTCTGACTTCTTCTATTGTATATTTCCCAAGTTGCTTCTTCATTAATTTTATCAGTTTCTTGGTCATTTTCATCTTGATAATATATTACATGTGCAAAATCTACACCACTATCAGGATAAAAATTTTTAAATTCATTTTCAAATATACCAGGTAACGCATTAATATTAGTTACTTGCCAGTCAAAAGGAAAAGAAGATTTTCTCATATAGTTTAAAGCTTGCCCTACACAGCATCTGTGACCTAAACTTACCAAATAATCATACTCTTGATCAAATAAAGAACCTTCTGGAACTTTATAAAAATTAGGAACTACCCAACCACTTGTTGCATCATACTCTTCTTCCATATAATATTTTATTAAAAGGTTATTCTAACTCCATCTTACGTAAAAAATCCGTTGTAGAAGGACTGTCGTATTTCTTCAATATTTTAACTTCCTTACAATATCTAGAAATTGTTTTTTTCTCACATTCTGGTAAGGTGTCTATTGTATAGTCCCCACCTTTAACATAAATGTCTGGCTTAATGTCTTTTAAGAAAATACTACAAGTGATGCTATCAAAAATTACTACTTCATCAACACATTCTAAAGCTTGAAGAACAAAAGCTCTATTTCTTTCTGTATTATATGGTCTATTAGCTCCTTTTAACTTTTTAACGCTCTCATCGGAGTTTAGCCCTACGATTAATTTATCTCCTAATTTTTTTGCTTCTTGCAAATATTGTACATGACCAGCATGAAGAATATCAAAACATCCATTAGTTGCTACGGTAATCATACTTTAAGAGCCATATCCCAAATCAATAAATGCAATCTAGGACTAAAGTTAAAATGATGCTTTTTAGCTAATTCAGCAACCATAGGAGCTATTTCAATATGTTCTTTTCTACTACCTGCACAAGGCATTAGCCAAACTCTACCTGTTGGTATATCAAACGGGTCAATATACTTTTCAAATATTTCATCCAAATCTGATTCTTTACTAACAACAAACTTAAAACCAGAACCATAATTAGCATGCCACTCTAATACTTCGGGCTTATATCTTCTATTTTCCGGATCACCGTTATTACTAAGTTTAGGTGATGTTGTAAAAGTAGCTTTAAGTCTTCCCCATTCTTCATTAGGCATAATTGTTGCATTTGTTTCAAAATCTATACGAGGTACCCAACCCCATTCAACATCCATCTCTTGAATAAATTTTAACAATGTAGGTTGCTGTACTAATGGTTCACCACCTGTAATTTTAAATATTGCACCGTTTCTAAGATGTTCTGTGTAACCATTATCATCAAGAATAGAAAATACTTCACTAAAAGTCATTTTATTTTTAACACTCCATGATATAAAACTGTCGCAACCATGAGGAGCTGACGCTGATGCAAATCCTTTACACGTTAAATTACACATTGATAATCTCATGAAAACTGAAGGGTAACCAACAAATTCACCTTCACCTTCAACAGTGTAAAATATCTTATCATCACTAAGGAATATCTTCTTTTCTCCTGTACTCATATATGTTATATAATAAATGCTACAACAGACTTATCAAGATTAAATATTCATATGGCAACAAAACGTTCGCGGTTAGCCGCAGTTTTCGAGTCGGAACAGTTACAGACTAATGATTTACACGGTAACTGGGATTTAAACTTTAATGTCCGGAATAAGTTTGATTTTACTGAAAACCAGAAAAAGTTTATACAAACTATTCTCGCAGAAGATACAAAAATAGTTTTTGCTGATGGGTCGGCAGGAACGGCAAAAACATATCTTTCTGTTTTTGGTGGACTAACATTGTTAGCAGCAAATAAAAACGAACAAATCGTATATCTTCGAAGTGTTGTTGAATCTGCTAATCAAAAAATAGGACATTTACCAGGACAATTGGACGAAAAGTTTCTTCCTTATTCATTACCATTAATGGATAAATTAGATGAGTTAGTTACAAAAACTACTGCTAACTCCTTGTTTAAGAAGGAGTACATAAAATGTCTTCCTGTTAATTTTACACGAGGATTAACATTTAATAATTCAGTTGTAATTGTAGATGAAGCTCAAAACTTAACAAAACAAGAAATAACCACCATTCTTACGAGATTTGGTGAACGATCAAAATATATTGTTGTTGGTGATTCTAATCAATCTGATATCAATGGTAAATCAGGTTTTTCTCCAATTATAAAAGCTTTTGATAATGAAATTAGTAAATCAAAAGGTATTAGTACTTATTTCTTTGGAAATGAGGATATAGTAAGAAGTAAAATATTAAAACACATTGTTCATGTGTTATCTGATATTTGATTTTCTTTCTCGAGTTCTAACAGCTCTTTTAATGCAGCTTCCGGGCCTACAATATTAAGACCCGGAAGCTCTTTATCTTTATCTTCGAAAGGCTTTCCTATTTCAGCCATTTTAGAGAAAACATCTCCAGATAACTTTTCAATTTTTGGATCTTTTTCTCTTTCTATCATTTATCCTCTTTTTGGTGCATATGGATCACCTTGAACGTCTGCTCCCCAACTTGTTCCAGCAAATGGATCTGCAGCGTTATGTGATTTAGGACCAGGTCCTACACGAGCACCAATAGGCTTACTTTTATCTCTTGCAGCACCAGGTAAATTGCGTTGTTCTTCCTGATGATCTTCATGTGTTTTAGGACCTTCAGCTGGACCACTTTCTTCTACCACTTTAGATTGATCAATAGGATCATTTGCTTCACCTAATTCATGCAAAGGTGTAGATTTAATAAAGTCTTTAGGGTTTGCTTGAGGACCACATGCTTCTGCTTCTCTATATGCATCCCAATCAACATTATCTTCAGCGTTATCTGATGTAAATCTTATCTTTCGTACTTGTATATCTGTATATGTAGCACTATTATTTTCATGCTCCCATACTTCAACCTTTTCTACCCAGCATCTATCATTTGTTGCAGCTTTAATAAAGAAATTAGCTGTATTGAAACAATATTCAGCAACACGTTCAATACCAGTCCCATTTGGCATTAATCTTAAATCACATGCATCAGCTTTTTCTAATTCTCTAAAAATGGGTAATGCTGGATCATCAGCGGCAATACATGTTGTGTGGTCAAATTGATTTCGAAGTTTTTCTTTAAGACCTTTTAGACCACCGAAATCGACGACCCAATTGTTTTTGTCAAGTTCATTAGCTGCAAACCAAAATTTAGCTGAAAGCTTGTAACCATGGATAAATCTACAATGTGAATGACTTGCTTTAGGTTGGCGAAATGCACAACTACCTAATTCAATTACTTTCGTACTATTAAAACTCATATCCAATATAATAAATTATGAGCTAGGTAAGTCAACCGTTAAAGTGAAGTATTAATTTCTCGCTCTATAGGTGTATCACCATATTCATCTTGATCACCTTTAAGTTGTTGAAATTTATCAGAAGTTTCTTCTGCTTCTGTATTATCAGGAGTATAAGTGTTACATTCACATATTCGCTGACCTTCAGCATTCATATTATAACTTAAATTCATTTCCGGTGCGACACATTTATCTCCGCGTTTCCAATAAACGCAATCATTACAACTACAATTAACACGTTCTATAACAGAAGCATGACCAAGACGAACATAACCATCTTCATCTTCATGATGCATTTCTGAGATTTTTTTCTTTTTAAACGGCCGTGGACAAGGTGTTCCTTTTACATGTACATGACCACATCTTCCACAACGTGTTGCTTTTTTTGCCTTTTCAATAACTACTTTACCTACGAATTTTTTAGCAATTTCATCCATTTTAGATAAAGGAAGATGTAATTGATCTTTGTCATCCTTTTTCTTTTTAGCTAGCATCATTTTTATAATGTTAACTTCGTCATTTGTTAAATCGTATGTTTTGTTGTCTATTTCAACAGTTACTGTTTCTTCGTTCTCAGAAGTATTCAAAGCTATAGCTACTGCTTGCTTTTGAGGATACCCTTCACCTTTCAATTTAGAAATGTTTTTTCCGATTATAGCGTCAGTTTTTCCTTTTTTAAGCGGCATATTTTAATAAAGTTTTATATATTTTTAAAAGCTCTTCATCATCTACACCACCGTGTTTAAGATAAGCTTCAATATCATCTATATTGTTAGTATTTTTTATCTGTTCAAATTCTTTTGTGCTAATTTTATCTTTAAGCTTCTTAGCAATATATTTTTTAAACATTCGAACAGAATTAGGTTTAGAAGGAGTTAATACAGGTTCGTTTACATCAAATATACCTGGTAGCGGGCCACCTGGCATTAGAACTTTAAGTAACGGCGGTAAAGCTGGTCCACAGCTTTCAAAGCTTAGTTCTTGTAGTACAAAACCTTCATAACTTTCAGATTTCTCAAAACCTGTATTTAAAGTTGGGTCTACTTTGAACCGGATATACTTTAAGCCCTTGTTTTTTAAACACTCGGCTAAAATGGTGTCAAAGCTTTTCATCATATTAGTATTTAATCAATTTCTATAATTAATAATGTCTAATATGGTTGTGTAGAACGGTTTTACGCCTTGGGTATGACAACAAGGTTCATCTTTTTTATCGTGAGACCAAGCATCAAACCAGAATAGATTATAGTTGTGTACTTCTGCTATAATACTATAGAAAGGTTCTTCTGTAAATGGATGAGCATCATGATTGTCGGTAAACGTATCAAGTAAATCCATATATAAAGGTAATATTACATTTTCTAGTTCGTCAAAGTCTCCACCAAAAATAGTTCCCACAGTCCAAGATGGATACTCGCATTTAATAGGTGTTTTTATACCTTTAATTTTTTTCGTAAGTTCAAATATCTTCTTATCTTTGACTTTTTCGTGGTCATATTGAGTTCCTGATTTCCATCCAAATTTTTCTTTAAACACTTTAGATACAAACCGTTTATTCTCTTTCCAATCATATTCAGAAAGCCTATCATTAGAAGTACCTTGTGTTAGGTTAAACCATTTTTTCTTTTTCCAAATCCTTTTAAGACCAGAAGTAAATTTAGGTGAAAAAATGTTGTTTTTGTTCTTTGGGTGGTAATGAGAGTCAGGGTATCTTTCTTCCATCTGCCCATTCATACTATAAACATACTCAGCCCCACCTAATGATTCTGGAACTTTACACCACTCTGTTACACCTGCATCAACCCAGACGACTTTATCACAATCCCATTCGTTATCTTTTGCTCGCCGACACCACTCGAGTTTCCAATGACATAACAACTCATTCCTAGGAGCAAACAAATATCTCTTTCCGTCATCTTTACCATCTTGGAGTTTATGCCAAACAAACTTATTTTTTGTTTCTAAAATTTCATATGATCTTGGCCATTCAAATAAATCCAAACCTATCACTTTAAATTTCTTAAAATGTCTTTTTACAATATTTGTTAATAATTCTACTTTATGGGGCCAGCAATAAAGGTGCATTGGCATGCCAAATTTAGAAAGATTTTTAAGAGAGGTTTCGTATAATTCTTCATCATTATCTTTACCACCACAAAGCCAATCTGATCTTGCATCATAAACGCAGGTTACTAAGATAGGTTTCATTATTATGATTTATAGCCAAATTCGGTAAAATCATCTCTATAAATCTCATATAGAAAATCTTTTGTTCTTTTAGATAGAAGAGTAACACAAGAACTCGAATCCAAGTGCGATTTATTAATGTGAGGAAGGCCTTTTGGTATTTTAAGCATATCACACATATCATTAAAGTCTTTTTCTAAAGATTCATATTTTAATACACTATCATAGTCGATTTCCTTAAAATAAAGGTTTTGGGGTAATAAATGATCACATTCTGAAAGTAAAAATTTTTCCCACCATATAAAAAAATCAAAATCGTTAAATTCTTTAATATTTTTTTCTCTAAAAAGGTATTCAGATATTGATCTTGTGTATGGGTTCCTTATTATGGTAAATTTCTTATATAAATCAAAAAACCCACTATAATACCGTTTTATTACACTTGGTGTAAAGTGTTGAGGTGAAAATAATATATCTTTCTCATTTTCATCACAATAATCGAATTTTTCTTCATGCCGGTAACATGAATTAAGACTATTATCATCAATATTGAATTTTTTAATTACGGATGAACCACCGCACTTAGGGATATGAACAAATAGTAAATTATGTTCGTGGATAAAAGGCACAGTATTATTTAAATCTTGATTTAAAAAGTAAAGATACTAAACTATATTTGTATGTCGGAAAGAGTTAAAGAATTTTTATTACCAACAGCAAATAGTTCTGCACCCAGAACAGACGAAGAAAAGCAATCAATTATTAAAAACGCTGCTAATGCTTATGAAGCATATCTAGATGCACTTGGTTTTGATTGGAGAAATGATCCTAATAGTGATAATACACCAATGAGAGTTGCAAAGGCATTTGTCAATGATATGGCAGCTGGTTGTTATGATGCACCTCCTAAAGTTACATCGTTTCCTTCTGATGGTTATGACGGTATAGTATTTCAAGGTGGTATTCCTATTAAGAGCCTTTGTAGTCATCATCATTTACCTTTTACTGGAAGAGCACACGTTGCATATATTCCAAGCTTAGATGGTAGAGTGATTGGTCTTAGTAAGCTTAATCGTATTGTTGAATATTTTGCAAGACGTCCTCAGATTCAGGAAGGTCTTACTATGCAGATTCAAAATGCTATTGATGAAGTATGTGAATCAAATGCAGGGGTTGCAGTATTAATTAGTGCAACACATACTTGTGCTTGTTTGCGTGGTGTTAAGCATGATGGTTGTGCTATGAAGACATCAAAATTAAGCGGATCATTTTATGATGATGAAAAGACAAGATCTGAATTTTATCATTTCGTTGACTCTTGGAATAGATCACCTTCAATCTAAATACTCTTGTGGCTAAAACAAAAAAAGAAGATTCTCACGGATTTGAAAAAGCTATATTAAAAGTTTGTAGTTTAAGAGAACGTAAGCTTTATGGACCTGCAGCTAAAGCTGCTGAAGACCCTGAAACGGGAATAGTAATAAAACAAAAACCTGCTTATTTTGTTATTAAAGACTGTGCTACTATTACTAAGAAGTATCTGTTTGTAATGTGTTATGGTTCTTTAACTGATCCTATTGGACAGTTAAAAGGAAAAGTTAGCGTTGAAGATATAGAAGATTTTGTAGCAAGAAGTAAGAATAAAGCTGATTATGAAACCAAGCAGCTATTCAATTTAGTGTTTCATGATATAGCAGAATATATACCGCAATTACATTCTGATACTGATGATCTAAACATTACGTTTGATGTTATAGATGAAGAAAATGTATATGGTGATTACGAAGATATGGGAAATGAGCGTTTAAAAGAAATGGAAAAATTAGAAGCTCAAGAAAAAACAAAAATCGATTTATCCAACGATCAAGCGGTTATTGATAAGTTAGTTGAAGTGTTTGTTCTGGACTAATTACATGCCTTAACGATAGCAACCGTTACAACACAAAGCAAAATACATAATGTTATAATAAGATCGTTTCCTGGAAACCATTTTTCCATCATCTAGAACCACCAGATTGCTTTTCTATAGGAGCACCAATCTGAGGCATAAATGGGTGAGGTGGGTTATGTAATTCTTCTTGTTGAACAGATTTAATTCTTAATGTATCGACATGAGCTTCCATTACTTCCATATCTTTTTCTATAAACCTTAAACGCATATTCTGTTCAGCATCATCTGGGAGAGCTCCAAGTTGTCCAAGCGGCCATTTAACTCTAAAATCTGAATTCATTTCTACGGCATCTTTCATTCTTAATACATCTATTTCTAATTGACCTATCTTTGAATGTATCCCAAAATATCCCCATACTGCCATCGCTGCTACTACTACTATCTGTATTAACCATTTTAGATTGATACCCAGACTTGTATCATCATTAACCTTCGGTGCATCCATGTTATTATTTAATAGATGTGGGACGTAAGTTGTTCAGGAGAACCAGCTTTACCTCTTATATTAATGTTAAATGATAGAGTAACTCTAAATTCTTCTTTATCTTCTTCTCTCGGAAAATAAGGCATAGCAGAGTGTCTTAACCAAGAAGGAAATAAAATCATCATTCCATCTTTCAATTCTGGTCTTATACTTGGTGTATAAAATGGAGAACCTTCTTCTTCCACAGACGGACTAATAACAAAATTCTGATTTATGGGGTGATAAAAAGTAGTACCGCCTAAAGTCATAGATACACCGTCTTTTGGACGACTCGCTGGATCTTTAATACATATAATACCACTTAAAAAACTATTTGGATGAAAATGTTCTGGGTTATAACCGTTAGGTCTGTAAATGTTTGACCACATTAAACTTATATCAAAAGTTTCTACCACACATTTAGTTTGTTGTTCCCAATTTCTACAAGCTTCAAATATTAAATCATTAACAAATGCAAATTCTTCTTTTAATTGAAGATTTGGTGTAGATTGATAACTTGTTACTCCTTTATTTTTGCAAAAACCTAAAAGGCTATTCAAATCGTGTACTAAATGATCAGCTTTATAATGTGTTTCGGGATCATCACAATTGAGTTTATATTCTTTAGTAACAGCTTTTTCTAGCTTTTTTATCGATTTTTTATCTATAGAATTAAATTGAAAAGGAACCGGGAATAGGTTCATCATTTCGTTTTTAATTATTCCCACAACAAGACTTATTCTTGTTCGTACTCTTTATCAACGTCTATCAATTTGTCAATTTTGGATAGAAATAATTTGCCTATTAACACTGGGTATTCATTTTCGCTTCTATCTGCAACAGAAAAGGGTACGTTTTTATATTCTTCATCACCTAATTTAATATCAAATAGAACTACAGGTCGATCTTCTTTAACACCAGAGCCAATATGTATAACTACATGATCGACAACCTTCTTTTTTAGTTTTTTACCACCAATAGTTTTTAAAATAATATTTTCGCCTCTTTTACTGACAACTTCACCGTTTATAACATTGTATGCTCCGTTACCAGAATCTATTTTAGCATCTACATCGCCAATATCTTCTATATAGATTTTCTCTATTAGACCTACTATATCGTCTTCTTTTACATTAATCTCTTGGACAATGTATTTGCGATAAATTTTTGAAAAATTGCTAATCATTTGTTTTTCGTGCTTCTAAAATAGCTTTTCGCTCATCTCTACAAAGCTTAACCAAATCTGCTAATGCTTTTCGTGCTCTTGTTGATGCTGATTTATTATTTTTTTCTGTATATAAATCTACATTCTTAATGTAAGTTGCTACTGTATCTAAAATGAGTTGTTTTTGACTATCCATATGAATATATATGTTCTACTTTTATTTATCAATCTCCAGTTTATCTGACTCAAGAAACTCTGGATCGTTACCTTTTAATAGGTAAGCTTTACCGTTAACTGGTAATTTTCTTTCTATAGTTAAAAACTTAAGTTGTTCATTGGGAACTATCATTTTGGTTTTTCTATCGGTCATATAAAATACAGTAGATTTAAATCCTTTTCTGACAACCCTTGATTGTCTACCGCTTATATAAATTATATCATCATTTTCAATATTAGAACCTAAAAAGACTAGCATACCTTGCACAAAGTTCATGATTAGATCTCTACAAAAAAATGTGATAGCAATCCCTAACGCTACCCATAGGTATTCATTACCCAGACTTTTTAAAACCGTTTCTAAATGAGCGGTATTTATACCCTCTTCCATGTTAGTATTTATCAATTGATATGTATGGATTTGAATAAATAATGCTTGTATGAAAAAAGTTTTATCTTTGATCATTATGTCGGCTGTGTGTTTATTCACGCAAGTAAATGTTAAAGCTGAGGGTTTATCCTTGGTAGGTACGCTTCAATATGAAACCGAGCATTACGTTCGTGGTCTCAACTATTCTGAAGACGCTCTTGGCGTCGGAGTTAACGGTAGTTACGATCTTGGATTTGCTAATGGTTACGGTGGAGTATACAATGTACCACGCCTAGGGGGTAGCGACAGTATTAATCATTCAGTTTTAGGATTGGGTCGTTCTTTTGAACTTTTCGGTCTCACTCTGGATAGTTCTGTTGAAGTTCAGCATCACAATGCAGCGGTTAGTAGTACAGAAGTAGGCCTAGGTGTTTCTATTCCCAATCTTCCTTTGATTGGTGATTTTGCAGACGTCGGTTTAACTTTATGGGATAATCAAGATATTGATTACTCGGGTGTTACGATCGACATTACAGGTAATCCTTATGATTTGCCTGTTATTAGTGACCTTAGCTTAACTCCATATATTGAATTAGGTTCTTTTGATTTATATGACTACCAAAAATTTGGTGGTACGTTAAATTATAATGGATTCGATTCTTTAAGCCCATTTGTGAATGTTTTCTATATTAATAGTGATGATTCACCTTTTGGCGACGAAGACGGAGTAAGCGTTACAGCTGGTATAAATGTTGCTTTCTAATTTATAATTAGATAGTATGGGGAGTCAGGGGCTTGCGCAAGCAAGCCCTTTTTTTTATGGGTCGTGTTTTTGTCCTGGTTGTCTTGTTTCAGCAGGAGGGTTTGTATTTGTATAATTTGGTGGGCTTACTGACGGACCGGGTGTAGATCTGCTTGGTGGGGGATTATACGGTCTA